TGGCGTTGATTGTTGATGCATGCAGCCTGCCATCCGGTTTGTTTGGCTGAGCTTAACGCAGGAAGGAGAAGAGCGGCTAGGATCGCAATAATAGCTATAACAACCAGCAGCTCAATCAAGGTAAACCCTTTTGTTTTCATTTTTACTCTTTTTCGATATTTTTCTCTATATTGGGATGTTCTTTCATTTTTTCCCTTATAGCTCTTTGTTCTTCGTACCCTTGCTCTCCACCTTTATGTAGATAGTGAAAGCCTCCATTTAGTGGTAGCTTTTTTTCTATTATTAATAGCTTTAATCTATCATTTGGGACAATCATCTTAGTCCCGCGGTCTGTCATGTAAAAAATCGTTTTCAAAAATCCTACCCTAACTATTCTGGCTTGTCGGCCGCTTATGTATAAGACGTCGTCATTGCAGAAATCTTTACCAACACATATAATAAGCCCTTCTGCAGCTTTATGTATCGCGTCTTTAAATAGGATTCCCAAAAAAGCTATAATCAGCAACCAGCCGTATGAGCCTATTAATTGTTCTGCGGCTTGCTGTATTTCTGGATTTGCTAGTTTTTCATTCATTTCTTACATTATAGGTTACACCACTTAAGTTATCAGTGTAATAGCTTATAATGCCTAAAGTAAAGCGCTTTGATAGCTTGGTCTTTGATGGAGAGAACAACGTTAGAATCCTTCAAAGAGAATCAATAAGACCCAGAGATAAAATACGAATTAGAGACTTTAATTGGACAGATAAGCAAAAACAGTTCATAAATTTAGCTTCTTCAAAAAATACTAAAATAATATTAGTAAAAGGCCCCGCCGGATCATCAAAGACGCTTATATCTGTATACTCTGCATTACATTTGCTTAACGATGCTAAGGTGTCGGAAATCATATACCTAAGGTCCGCAGTGGAAAGTTCTGATGCTAGGTTAGGGTTTCTTCCGGGAGATGCGGATCAAAAGCTTCATTTTTTCAACTTACCATTCATGCATAAAATGGAAGAACTCATAAACGAATCAGATAGTAAAAAGCTCCAAAAAGATGAGCGCATAAGCTGTTATCCTGTAAATTTTTCGAGAGGTATGAGTTGGGACGGCAAATGCATGATTATGGACGAAGCTCAAAATAGTTCCGTAAGGGAGATAATTACTGTTTTGACTAGATTAGGGATGGGCTCCAAGTGTTTTGTGTTGGCTGACCCAAATCAAACCGACCTAAAAAACGGATCAAGAGGGGGCTTTAATAAAATTTACGATGTTTTGAACGATAAAAAAAGTAAAGATAACGGTATTTTCACTTTCGAGTTCGCAGAGAAAGATATCGTTAGGTCGGATTTAGTTAGGTTTTTAGTGGGTAAACTGGGTAACATAATAAATGGCTAATAGATACTTTTCATCTAAGAAGACCGGTCCAAAGAAAACGTTTAGTTTGCTAAAAGCCAAACGTATAGGGATTTTGGAAAAACTCAACGAAATGGACTTCTCTAAAAAAGAAGCACTAGAGGAAACTGTCCTACAATTTGAAAACCAAGGATTGAAAGTTATAGCGGAGAACTTGGAAAACGTTTTCAAGGGAAAGTGATGTAGTGTATATATTTGATTGAGTCATGAAGATGTATTGCGAGAAATGTGGGGCAGCTACAAGCTATAATATGAGCAAGCCTAAATTTTGCCAAGAATGCGGCGATCCGTTTTCAGGAACAGCTCCAAAACGGAGGCCCAACAAAAAAGAAAAAGCTACTAGTAAAAAAACCAACAAAGCTGAGGAAAAGAAGGAGCCAATAAAAAAGGAATCTATTCCCCAAAATATAAATAAATTAGAATTCGACACAGTCGGAACACTACAAGTAAAAGGTGCACCCTTAGGGCAATTAGTAGGAACTTCCGATGACGGAGTAGATTCGGAAAGGGAACCAAGTCCAAGGCGTAAATTTAACAAAGAAGAATTTCTAAAGGGATTTAGAAAAGAAGCTGGGACTAGCCGTCCTAAGATAGATGGCTAATAAAAGGAAGACGCAGAAACAATCTTTTGAATCAAGGATAGACGAAATAGATTCCGAGATAAAAAAAAGGAGAAGCAGATGGAGATTATCTTCTTTGTCTTGGATGGATTATGACGATATATCTCAGATACTAAGGATACATATATTCAAAAAATGGTATCTATACGATGAGAATAAACCTTTGGCTCCTTGGTTAAACAGAATAATTTCTAATCAGATAAAAAATCTAGTAAGAAATAATTATGGAAATTATGCTAGACCGTGTTTGAAGTGTGCCGCTGCTGAATCCGATAGTCTATGCGTTATATACGGTTCTCAAGGTCCTGACTGCCCGTTGTATGTTAATTGGGTAAGAACAAAGAAAGCTGCACATGATTTAAAAATAACAGTACCTATAGAAAACCACCATAAAGAAATACATTCCCAAGAGTACGACGTTGCCTTCACTGAAATGTCCGTAGTTAAGATTCATAACAGAATGAAGCAGGTACTAAAGACGCTAGAATGGAAAGTCTATAACTTTTTGTATATACAAAACTTCTCAGAAGAGAAAACTGCGAAATTAATGGGGTATAAAACAACAGAAAAAAATAGAAGCCCGGGATACAAACAAATTAAAAACATTAAAAAATCAATAATAGCGAAAGTTAAGAAGTGCTTAAGGAACGATGAAATAGATTTATAATTATGGACGAGCCTGAATACAATTCGCTAACAGAGGAACATAAGCGAAAAGCTTTGGACGAATGGAATAGCCGCCCGGAGAGTCCTCCGTCACAACAAGAAATTATAAACGCCACAGGGTTCAAGAGTCCTGATGGGACCATTCCTGATGGGAGGACTAAATTTGGGAGGGCGCTTATGAGTTTTATGGCTAGCAGGCAATGCAAACCTAAAGGGGCTCATGAATACAGAATCAAAGGACCCGTTGATCTTTCGGAAGAACAGAGAGAATATATAAAAAGTAATAATAATTATATGAGCGCATTCGAAATGGCTAAGATACTATTCGGAAATCATATAACACCGTTAAGTAGGGAAACCATTACTATAAACGAATATTTGGCTTCCGTTGGGATAGAAGGTGGTTCCCGTAGGCAAAGGGAGGCTTATAGGGCGGAACATAGAACGGAATATAGGTCTCCGAAAACTTTCGATAAGGTCCTGTCAAGATATAATAAATATTTTTATTTAAATCCTTTCGATAAGGAATCCATGCTTTCGAAGGATAAAAAAGGTATCGATACCTTGATGAACTATATGAACACTTACAGATTTGTTCATCAAATCAACACCTATAATTCCCAAACGGATAGAGAGCTGTTCGAAAGCAGTTTCGTAAGGTACACCTACAACAAGGTTGACCTTACTCAGGAAGAGGTGGACCAGTATATCGTTATGTGCATAGAGGTTGTTATAGCGTCGAACATTCAGACGAGAGTAGAGAGGCTGCAAAACATGTTGGACGACACAGCTGACGATACAGACGGAAGAAGAATATCCATGGGGTTGGTTGAAGCTATAAGCTCTAGGCAATCTGAATATAATCAATGTGTTAATAGACAACAGAAATTACTCGAAAGTCTAAAGGAAAAAAGAAGCGCCAGACTCAGCAAACAAATAAAAGAAAACGCAAGCATACTCAACTTGGTTGAATTATGGAAAGATGAAGAGAGTAGGGGAAAGCTCATCAAACTAGCGGAATTAAGAAAAAAGTCCTTAAAGAAAGAAATAGAAAATCTATCTACTATGGACGAAGTAAAATCAAAAGTATTAGGCCTTTCGGAAGAAGAGGTGCTAAATGGTTAATTGTAAAATATGCGAAAAAGAGTTCGGGGAAGACAGGCAGCTTCACGCTCACCTAAAAGCTCATAAATTGAGAATGGCAGGATATTACCAAAAGCATTTCCCAAGGAAGGATCTATATACAAAGGAAATTATAAAATTCAAAAACAAGAATTATTACTTCTCTAATGATTTCAATTCAAGAATAAATATGAAAAAATGGCTAAAGGATCAACCGATCGAAAAAGCCAAAGAATATACTAAAAAAATACTTACCAATAGGGCGGAGAGAAAAAATCTGGAATACACGCCAAGTCAAGTAGAGCTAAGAACGATAATGAGCCCCCCAATCCAATATTTTAATGAATTGTTTGGGGATTACTATTCCGTATGTGAAGAGATGGGTTTAAAAAATAGGTTCATAAGCTACCCCAAGGAAAATAGTTTCTCTATAGTTGATTACTCCAATCAAAAAAATTTAGAAATACTAGTGGACACCAGAGAGCAATTTCCGCTTAAGTTGGATTTTCCATTCCAGATTAAAACATTAAAATTCGGAGACTATACTTTAAGCGATAGAGAAGTATGCTGCGACTGCTACATAGAAAGAAAATCAATAAAAGATTTCGTGGGGACTTTAAGTGGTGGATTAGAAAGATTTAAAAGGGAAATAGAAAGAGCCCTCGAAAACGAAGCCTATCTCGTAGTTTTAGTAGAGACCCAAATAAGTAAGTGCATGGCGTTTGACAAGCTTCCTTACGTTAGCAAAAAAATAAAAGCCACTCCGGAGTACATATTTAGGAATGTAAGGGATATTTGCCAACAATACGACCATCTTCAGTTTTTGTTTGTAGACGGGAGAAAAGAAGCCGTAAGGGTTATGAAGAAAATACTTTTTTGCGGATGTCTATATAAAGATTACGACCTACAACTTTCTTACGATTTAAAAATTCTTTAACAAATGTGGTTCTGCCCTGATAAATACAACATACCGATACATAAAGTCAACCAGCAGATGTCCGAATTGAAGGGCGAGCTGGAAGACGAACAAGCCAAGATTAGTTTGGCTAAATTCCTTAGGGCTAATTTAGGAATAACCACAGAACTTGTTTCAGGGATAAAGCTAGCTCATTACCAAGAAATAACTTTGAAAGGTTTTTTCAATAGAAACTTTAGCATGTGTGTTTGGGGACGAGGATGCGGAAAAACTTTCATAGCGGCTGTATACTGTTTCCTACAGTGTATATTTGAACCCGGCACAAAAATACTAATAGCTGGACCAACATTTAGAACAGCAAGATTCATATTCAATAATTTAGAAAACTTGGTAGATACAAAAGGCGCACAATTATTAGCTCAAGCTTTCGGAGCTAAGTCAAAACGAAACGATCAATACGAATGGAAAATAAACGGAGGAAGTATAACCGCTATACCATTAAGTGGGGAAAAAATAAGGGGATTTAGAGCCAATATTTTGGTACTTGACGAATTCATGCTTTTACCGGAAGAAATAATAAGAAATGTCCTAATGCCTTTCTTGGTAGCTCCACAAGACATTGCCGAAAGGATAAAAATTAGGGAATTGGAAGATGAGCTTATATCTAACGGTTCAATGAAGGAGGAGGACAGAATCAAATTCGGAAACAATTCAAAAATGATAGCCCTTTCGTCGGCTTCCTACACTTTTGAAAATTTATATAAGGTATATAAAGAATGGATGGCGAAAATATACTCCAGAGAATCTGGAGACTCAAAGTATTTCATTTCGCAATTAGGCTATGAAGCCTTGCCGGAAGAAATGATAGACAAAACAATTATAGACGAAGCCCAGTCTGACACCTCCTCATTGTCGTCTTTCCAAAGGGAGTATTGCGCCATGTTTACGGACGGCAGTGATAGCTATTTTAGCGCCAAAAAAATGCATGAATGTACGGTACCGGATGGGGAGGAACCAAGCATGAGGATAATAGGAGATAAAGGTAGCGAATATATTCTAGCTATTGACCCTAGTTTTAGCAACAGCCCTACGTCTGATTATTTCGCTATGTCAGTTATGGAAATCGATAACGAAGCGAAACAAGGGACTTTGGTTCATTGTTATGCGGTAGCTGGAGGAGATCTTAGGGATCATATAGATTATCTTTTTTACTTAGTCAAAAATTTTAATATTATAATGATAATAATTGATAATGCTGGTTATCAATTTTTAGATAGCGCGAACGAGTCTGAAATGTTTCTCAAGGACAACATTAATTTGAAATTTTTTGATTTCGACACCGATAAGGATGGGGAAGAATACGATAAGGAATTAAAGAGAGCCAGAAGGAATTACAATCTACAAGATAAAAGAATATGCATTAAGCAGCTTTTCTCCACTAGTTTCATAAGAAAAGCCAACGAACAATTACAAGCGGACATAGACCATAGAAAAATATGGTTCGCTTCCAGAATAACTGCTGACGGTTCCATATTCAATAAAGTCTCAGTACAAAGAGTACCATTAAAAATGACAAAACACGAAACAATATTAGATTTAATAGAGTTTCAAGACGATTTCGTTTACCAAACAAAAAAACAATGCTCCCTTATAGAAGTGAAAAGCACGTCTAAGGGGACTCAAAGTTTCGATTTACCCCAACATTTAAGAAGGAGTACGTCGCCAAGTAGAGCCAGAAAAGATAATTATACCACCTTAATGTTAGGAAATTGGGCAATTAAAAGGTATCATGACATGATGAATATAAAAAATGAATCTGAGACTACTTTTGCTCCAATATTGATTTAATAAACAAAATATAGGGTTAATATAACTTTAAACGTGTAATTTTAGTTACGATATGGCAGTCTCAAAAAAGAAACAAGTTGACAATTCGATAACGCCATTAATGGCGGCTTACGGGGGGAAGGAATCTCTTGCTGTTCAGGCTACCAGAACGAGAAGAAATAAATCCGGAAGTATTGAAAGAACGGACCGTTTCCAAAATATCAATGACGGATTGGTGCCATTTAAATATACGACAAGCGGTAGTTATAATACCAGCAATTTGGATGTTAGGGACGCGGTTGTTTTATGTCAAAAGGCTTATTATAATTTTTCTATATTCAGAAACACTATAGATCTGATGACAGAATTTTCCGTCAGTGCTCTTTATTTCACCGGAGGGAGCAAGAAATCTAAAGGTTTTTTTGATGCGTTTTTCAAAAAAATTAATATTAGTTCTCTTTTAGATAGATTCTTTCGGGAGTATTATAGATCTGGAAACGTTTTTATTTATCGTTTTGACGCTGTTATAACTCCCGCAGATATAGTTAAAATATCTCAAACATTTGGAGCTGACGATTATTTAAAAGAATCTGATAAAATAATGATACCATCTAGGTATTGCATTTTGAATCCTGCCGACATTCAATTAGGGGGTAATATATCTTTTGTTTCCGGTAAGTACTATAAACTTCTTACGGACTACGAATTGGAAAGGTTGAGGGATCCTAGGACGGAAGAAGATTTGGAAGTTTTAGATAACCTTCCTTCCGAGATCAGAAAAAAAATAAAAGAGCCTAAAAATTCATCAATAGTATTGCCATTGAATTCCGATAAAATAACGGCTGTATTTTACAAGAAGCAAGACTACGAACCATTTGCTGTTCCAATGGGGTATCCAGTTTTAGAAGATATCAATTGGAAACAAGAGATGAAAAAGATGGACATGGCTATAACGAGGACCACCCAACAAGTTGTTCTTCTCGTCACCATGGGAACAGATCCAGATAGAGGTGGAGTTAATCAAAAAAATCTAGAAGCCATGAGAACCTTGTTTGAAAACCAATCTGTTGGGAGGGTTCTTATAGCTGATTACACTACCAAGGCTGAATTTGTAGTTCCCAATATCGCAAGTATCCTTGACCCCAAGAAATACGAGGTAGTCAACAGAGATATACAGTTGGGGTTAAATAACATATTGATAAGTGGAGACGAAAAATTTGCCAACGCTCAGATTAAAACCCAAGTTTTTGTAGAAAGACTTAAGCAGGGAAGGGATATTTTCATAAGCGATTTCTTGTTACCGGAAATAAAGAGAATATCAAAATCATTAGGTTTTAGAAATTTTCCAATTCCTCATTTTACAGAAATAGAACTGAAGGATGATAATACCTATTCCAGAGTTTATACAAGACTGATAGAATTAGGAATATTGACACCAGAAGAAGGGATAGAAGCTATCAATACTGGTAGGCTTCCGACAAATGAAGAATCATTAGAAAGCCAAGAAGACTATAAGAAATTAAGAAATAAAGGTTTCTATGAGCCAATAATGGGTGGCCCGAGCACCCAAAAACAAATGGCGAAAGAGAAAGAAAAAAATCAACCCGTAGTTTCCCCAGTTAACCCTAATGAATCTCAAACAGGTAGGCCGTCTGGAACAAAAGGGATCCCTCAAGAAACTAAAAAAGTAACACCTATAGGTGGATCAACACAATTTAGTCTAACCAAAATAAAAGATAGTCTAATCCAAGCGCAAGAACTGGTTCCGGAAATAGAGTGCTTCTTAAGGAAGATGCACAAAAAAAGAAAACTAAGCAAACAGCAAAAAGAAGTCGCTAGTGAAATAGCGTCAATCATTATAGCTAACGAGAACCCTAAAGATTGGAGTTCAAAGGTAAACGAGTACTGTAGTAACCCTGTAGACACAGATAAAGAAAGAATAGATGAAATAAGAGAAATAGCTTTCGAGCATCAGATAGATGATTACTTAGCTTCGATTTTATACAACAGCAAGGCATAAATTATGAGTGAAAATGTAGATATAGGCCAATACGTATCAGGGGCAGACATATCCTTACCGGATATTCCGATGCCGGAACCAGTAGAGGAAGAAAAAAAAGTAGTGAACGACGAAGTTGAAGTTGCTTACAATTTTTGCTTTATAGGGTCGGGACAAGGAGGTTCCAGATTAGCGGAAACTTTTCACGGATTAGGTTATAGGAAGGTATGCGCTTTAAATACCGCAAAACAAGATCTGAACACTATCAAATTGGAAAATAAGCTTTGCATAGGGGACGGAGGGGCAGGAAAAGACCCCGAAGTAGCGAGAAAAGTTTTCGAGTCTAAAAAGGAAGATGTTTTGGATTTTATGAGATATTCTTTTGGCGAAAATTTTGATAGGATTTTTATCTGCGTTGGGGCTGGTGGGGGGACAGGAGCAGGAACGCTTGCTCCATTAGTGAGAACTTCAAAAGATCTTCAGGAAACCCTTGGTATCGAGAATAATAAAGTTGGGGTTATCGTAGCCTTACCCAAGAACTCCGAAGGTAAAAGGGTAAACGCTAACGCTTATGAGTCATTAAAAGAAATTTATAAATTGGTTGAGTCCGGTGACGTTTCTCCGTTGATAATAGTCGACAACGAAAGAATTAGTAAACTATACCCCGGTTTGGTTGTGTCGAGCTTCTGGCAGACGGCGAATAGGAGTATGGCCGGTTTGTTCCATCTATTTAATTTGACAGCAGCCAAAGACAGTACTTATACGTCTTTTGATTCCAAGGATTATTTGAGCATACTGGACGCTGGGTTAATGGTATTTGGAGCTGCTCCAGTTAAAGATTGGAAAGATCCAGTGAGCATATCTAGATCCGTTAGAGACAACCTTAAGGGAAATATCTTGTCTGGAGGTATAGATTTGGGATCAGGGACATGTGCAGGAGTTGTTATTGTAGGAGGGAAAGAGGCTCTAGACAACGTGCCCCAATCTAATTTAGATCAGGCTTATGCTCAATTATCAAGGATGCTGAAACCTAATAGCACAGTTCACAGGGGTATATATAGTGGGGACAAAGAAGGGTTAACTGTCTATAGTTGTATAGGGGGATTGGCCGAACCTAAAGAGAAGCTGGAAGAGCTTGAAAAATTAGGAGATCTAACTTAACCAGAAATAGTGTATAATTCCTCTAGGAATAATGAGGAAAAACACTGTAGAGATCGACCTCTTGGATGAATGGATTTTTCCGGAGAAGAAAGACCCCTATATAGAACTATCGGGCAAGATAGTTGACATTCTTCAAAAAAAAGTAAAAAAATACAATAAGCTCTACTCCCCGAACAGAACAAACATAAAACAGCTTAAGCAGGCTTTCGTCGCTGGGGCCTCAGGCGAAAATCTTAAGGATCGGGAATTGATTGAATCAGGATTCTCTAGGGTCAAAAGCTTTTTGAACGGAAAAAAACTTGAATTCAAAAAAGAAAATTTCGCTATTCATCAAAACGGAAATTCAAAAGAGTTCGAGATAACATACGCAAGCCCTAAGGATCCGTGTTTAGAGAAAGAGAACGAAACGGAAGAGCATAATTTGTGTGACTACCAAGTAAACAGCATAGACGAACTATATCTTGAAGATTACAAAAGGAACAATATCTATTATTAAAAAAGGAAAAATGAAAGACTTTAAATATAAAACCACCTTCAGCTCCTCTATCAGGCCGATGGTCTCGGAAGAAAGAGACAAACACTTGGCGCTAGCTTCATTGGTGGATGTGGGAAATTTTTTACCAGACATCGACACAGAGAAAAATATCGACCTGCTTCCTATAGCTTTCAACGCGTTCGTGGTAAATAGGGTAAACAGGAATGGGGACGTCATAAATACGGAAACTGCGTTGGCAGCATATAAATCTTTTAAGAATAAGCCGATTAACATAGAACATAACAGAGACAAAGTCTTAGGAACAGTACTAACCGCCGGTTTTTCTAAATTTGGTTCTGACGAGCCAATGACCGAAGACGAAGTTAGAGGAATGACTGAGCCATTTAACGTAACGCTTGGGGGAGTCCTGTGGAGGGTGGTTAATGAGGAATTAGCGAATATAATTGAAAATTCAAGCGATCCCACCAGCGAGGATTATATGAAAATCAGCGCTAGTTGGGAATTAGGATTTGAAGATTACAACATAGCCGTAATGGAAAATGAAGAGGAAAAGAATATAGAAAATGCCTTGGAAATAATTTCCGCAGAGAAAGAGGTCGATGAATTATCGAAATACCTTAAATCAGAAGGAGGAAAAGGAAAAATAGAAGAAAGAGGCTTTGTGTATAGACAAGTTATTGGGGAGGTCGTGCCTTTGGGTATTGGACTTACCGAGGCTCCCGCTGCTGACGTCAAAGGAATCGTTACGGAAAGAACCCTAGAGGAGTGCGGTATTCTTAAGGAAGATAAAGAAATAGGAGCTTCCGAAATAGAAGAAAACTCTTCCCAAAAGGAAAATAATGTTGTAAGTAAAAATACACAAGAGGGAATCATTATGATGAAACTGACAAATATTAACGATATTACAGATGAATCCTTGAAGACTGTTTCTGCCTCTGCTGTTACGGATTTTATTCAAGAAGAGCTCAAGCGGGCTTCCGAAAACTTCTCTGAAGAAAAGACTAAGGTAGACACGGAATTAGCCTCAACCAAGGAAGAGTTAGATACCGTTTCTTCTGCGAGCCAAAAACTCAAAGAGGAAATGGACAAAATCAAGGCTGCTCTTGAGCAGCTCGAGAAGGAGAAGTCCGAAAAAATCAAGGAAGAGAAATTTAACCAACGCATGGCTTTCATGGATGATACTTACGTTTTGTCCGACGATGACCGTAAGGTGGTTGCTTCTCAGGTTGGTGATTTGGGTGACGAAGCTTTTGAAGATTACCAAAAGGAAATGTCAATTCTTCTCTCCTCCAAGAATAAAGAGGAAATCGAGAAGCAGGCCAAAGAAGCAAAAGCTACTGAAGAGGCCGAGCAAGAAAAACCTAAGGAAGAGGCTGAAGCTTCTGAGGAAACTCGAGAAGAGGATCCAAAAGAGGTCGTTGAACAGATCGTGGAACAGGCCAAGGAAGAGCCGGAAGAAGTTCCGGTTTCAGTTACGGCGTCTGACCCCTCTGATACAATTTACGATAAGTATAGAAAAGCTTTTGATATCGAGAATTTCGAAATCAAACTATAACAACAGGAGAAATAAATTATGGCTACAACATGTGACTTAAGACCCTTTAGGGACTATTCAGAACATAACGTAATTAATCTCTTTGCGTGGAGTGGAGCCGTGCCAGTCAAGAAAGGAACAGTCGTTAAGGTTGTTCCCGGTAGTGAAGGGCATGGTGGCTGGAAAGCAACTGACGAATTATCAATGCTAGGTGATGTGGGCGCTGCTTACACCAATACTGTTTCAGAACGGTATGGTGTGGTTGCTCAAGTTACTGCGGCAGTTAACGGTGATGAAGATGATGCTATCGGCATGTTGCTCTACGATGTCAAAGAGACTGACGAAAATGGGGAGAAGCTAATCTTCAACCCGAGGAAGGCTGCCGAATTACAGGTTGCCTTGAGCGGACAAGCGGTTCCGATCGTTTCGAGAGGCGTATTCCTTTACAAGGGCGTTGACGGAACTCCGGCCGCTGGTGGAAAAGCGTATCTTGGAGCTGGCGGATTAGTTAGCGCTACAGCTGGATCAGCACCAAACGTGGTGGGGTCTTTCTTGGGCGCCAAGGATGCCGACAGTAACGTGTTGATTAAGCTCGAACTGTAATATTTAACTATAGGAGATAAAATTATGAATTTGAAACTTAAAAACACACCAGAACAAATTGAACTTATCAAAGCCATGGGCTCTAAGGATAGAGCCGTTGCTATAGAGGCTCAGGAAGCTTTCGCGGCTTTTCTAGGCCCTGTAGTGAGACAGGTTTTGCAACAGGCAGGTACAACTGGGGCGATCTATAGCGACGTTCCTTTTGATGAGGACGACTCACCGAGTTATCCTTTGGATCTGTATTATGACGAGGGAGACAACTATGTCCAGACTTGGTCTCAGTCAGTCGCTGGCGGTCTTCCGACCAGTGCTGTCGAGGGTATGTCAGAACTGAAGATCTCTACTTATAGGATCGACAGTGCTGTCAGTTTCCTCGCCAAGTATGCCCGTCGCGGTCGCTTGGATGTCGTTAGCAAGGGTGTCGAGAGAATGGCTCAGGAAGTTCTTATCAAACAAGAACGTAACGGATGGGCGGTTATCCTTAAGGCTTTGGCCGAGGGTACAACCAGCTCTTTGAGACATGTCGAAGTTGGCACTACAGCCAATGAGTTCCAATTGCATGACCTCAACAAACTTGTGACCAGAGGTCGCAGGATTAATGAGTCGTTTGCAAACGGTACCCCGGACTCTGCTTATAGCAAGGGTGTTACGGACATGTATGTGAGTCCTGAGATCATGCAAAACGTGAGAGCGTTTGCTTATCAGCCGATGAACACACGGTCCGCTGTTGGAACTGCCGATAAGGATTCCACTAGTATTCCGTTGCCTGACAATATCCGTTCAGACATCTATAACGCTGCTGGTACCCAAGAAATATACGGTATCAACCTCGTTGAGATGAACGAATTCGGAGTGAGTAAGAAGTATAACGATTTGTTCGATACTTTCGCTACCCACACAGATATTAACGGTCCCGGTGGATCGGACTTTGCTACCGGTACAGACGAGATTCTTGTTGGTATTGACAACAGCAAGGGGGCGTTTATTCGTCCGTTGGCTCAGAACGCCGATAGCGGATCTACGTTCAATGCTTCTCCCGATGATCAATGGAATGCCAGAGCCGAGAAGATCGGTTTCTACGGTGCTCTTGAAGAGGGTCGGGTTTGTATTGACGCCCGTGCGGTTGTTGGTATTACCATCTAATAAAGCTCGTTAAGAGATTATACGAAAGTCCGGCTTCGGTCGGACTTTTTTTTTATTTCCCATTGAATTTTCCCCCCGTGTAAGCGATAATGTAAAGGAACAAGGATATGAAAAATAAACCTAAGACCACGGCGAAAAGGACTTCGGCAAAAAAAAAGACTATAGCTAAGAGAAAGACTAGCTCCGGAAAGAAATTGAAGAACATGTCTCAAACTCACGGAAAAAATGAGGAAGCCGTGTTTGAACCCAGAACATTAGATCAAATTTGGGGGGACACAGGATTGGGGAAATATAAGACGTTCGACGAGACTATTTATAAGGATAGGCTGGACAATATGGCCAAAACAGACCTTCAAGCTCACGCTACTAGAGTGGGATTAGTGCCTATTGATAACAGATCGACACTGACGCAAAGGCTAATGAGGGAGTTTAGGAAGCATATAAACTCATTCAAACCCACAAACATAAAAATCAGTAAATCTATAGCTAAAGATTCATTACCTCTGGGAGTGAGAAAAACCTTGGACGAAGGTAAGTAAAATTCACCTTTTATATTGTCTTTATAAAGCGCCATTGTGGCGCTTTTTCTTTTTATATTTATGCTATATTTTCTGCGCTAAGGTGTAATTCCATGTAATATGGCAACTAGCTACGATTTTACCGTTACACAAGGTTCAGAGCTTGATGTTCAGCTTAAAGTTACCGACGAGAATGGGGTGGCTCTAAATCTCAGTGGTTTTGACGTTAGGGGTTCCGTAAAATATAAATACGGTGATACGGGTTCTTTGATTGATTTGGATCCAGTTATAGCTACGGGAACAGATGGTGACGGTTATGCAAGTGGTTTAATTGACGTTTTTTTAAGTGGGGTACAAACTAAAACATTACCAGTAACTGACGCTCTATACGATGTGGAAAGGTTTCATTCTGGGTTAGGGGAAGCGTCTCCTAGCGTTATAAAACTAATGAAAGGTAAATTTAGCATCTATCCCGAAGTAACAACAGCGACATCTTAAGGAATAGATTATGCCGGTATCAGTTAATGTAACAGTTCCATCGAAAGTCACGACTTCGGTTTTCGCAGAGTCTACTAAGACCAGTTCGAGCATTACTATTGGCAGACAAGGACCTCCCGGTGCAGGGTTTATAAATGTAGACACTAACTCTAAATGGGGCGTCACCAAGTCCGTTAGACCAACTTCCTCAGGGGTATACGATTTAGGAACAGCTTATTACCCGTTTAATGATTTTCATTCTCAAAACGGAAATTTCTATGGAGATTTAAATATACAAGGTAACGTTAGTATAACTGGAAGTCTTGGTTTAAGTGGTAATTTTATTATAGGGGACGATACCACGGATAGTATAACAACTAGAGGAGACTTGTTTGTGGAGGATGATGCGTTTTTCTCCGATAACGTTAATATAACCGGTAATTTAACAACCAGAAACGTTTACCCTGAGACAACTACTAATTACAATTTAGGTTCAGCTACAAAAAAATGGGATAATATTTACGCCAAAACAGTTCATATTGATGGAAGCACTTTGGTGATGGGTACAGAAGGAGCCCAAGTAAAAGTAGTTAGCAACAGGCTTCAATTTCAAGGCAACACAGCAAGTGATGGTGCATATTTTGTAGGCGATACGTATATTGACGCGGGAACGCTTTTTACTCAAAAAGCTTTCGGCCCACAATTTAAAATACTTAATACTAATTCCACAAATAGGTATGAATTTGAATTAGATGATAATGGGCACCTTAACATCACGGGAAATTTAAATGGAAATGTAAAGTTTGCAAACGATATCCTACCCGCATCTAATGGAGCAAATATAGGAGACGGTTCTTCAAAGTGGAATTATTTGTATTCAGTTTCTGGATACATAGATAAACTAGCAGTAGGCACCTCGGATACCACTAAGACGCTCACGGTAGGAGGAGATACAAAAATTTTTGGTGACGTCGACATATACGACGAAAATAATACGACCAACAAAATAGTTGCAATATACGACAATATTGACGAAGGAAGAATAGACATAAAAAATGCAAACTCCACGACGATAAGGTTGGCGAGCAATTCCAATAGTTATTTTTTAAATGGCAACATAGGTATCGGTGAAGCCAACCCATCAGTAAAATTAGACATAAATTCAAACGACGCAATAAAGATTCCCGTAGGAACAACCTTGCAGAGGCCAGCAACTCCAGCGGACGGAATGGTCAGGCTAAATTCAACGGAATGCATAAATGGAATAGGGAAATACGAAGGTTATAATGACGGTCAATGGAGATCATTGGAAGGGGTCGTAGATCTCGATTGTGATACCTACGTGACCACTGAGAAAACATCGGATGACGATAAGTTATACTTTTATACTTCCGGAATAGAAAGAGCTACCGTAAGCAAGCAGGGAGATGTTTATATAGCAAACGACCTTACTGTATCTGGAGACTTAAGCGTAAGCGGTAATTTTAATTTAGGAGACTCGACAACCGACAAAATAACAACTCAGGGTGATTTGTTTGTTTTGGATGATGCATTTTTTGGAGATTCAGTAACTATAACTGGGGATCTTACATCGAGGAATGTTTATCCGGCAGCTAGCGGTCTATATAATTTAGGAAGCGAGAGTCTAAAGTGGGGCCAAGTTTATGCGAAAACAGGTAATTTTGATGGAGGCACCATCAATCTAGGAGTGGACGGAGCAAGAATTGTTACCTCCTCTAATGGAAATATAAATATGGTTGGAGAAGATGGGGTGACTTCAGAAGGTCTCAGGCCCAGTCCAAGCATAAAAGGAAATGTATACGTAGAGACAGGTGCGTATATTACCGGCAGCCTAAACGTAGCAGAAGACGCAACTATAAGCGGAAGTATTTACACGGACGGAACCGTAACAGCTTCGACGCCAACTCAAAACGGCCATTTAACGACGAAGTCTTATGTGGATTCCGCAGATAGTACTTTAACGACTAATCTAGCGGCAACGGGAAGTAACCTTGAAGCGCAGATAACTAACAACGATGCCGATTTGTCAGCCCTGCAAACGGCTACTGGAAGTCTACAGACTCAGGTCACAAGTAATGACGGAGATATAACTGACTTAAACACTAAGGTTACAGATTTGAGCGGCGACGCTGTGTTTACGACTGGGGATCAAACTATAGCAGGCAACAAAACTTTTTCAGACGACGCAGTTTTTAGTAGCGGCGTAACGATATTAGGCGCTCTTGGAGTAAGTGGGAATTTCACATTAGGAGATAGCACAACAGACAGCATAACAACAAGAGGCGATTTATTTGTGGAAGACGACGCCGTATTTAGCGACGATATAACTGTTACCGGTAACGCGCGCTTCGTTGGCAACATTGGCATAGGTGTAGGGTCGGCGACCCCTAGCGCTCATTTAGAATTAGGCTCTGACGGAGGATCTGCAAGATATATAAGATATAAGGATACAGCCGGTTCCCCTACTAAATATAATTTCGAACTAGGAGTTCAAAGAGTCGACCAGTCTTGGTCGGTAACTCCCTCAACGGCTGCTGGAGGAAGCACGTTCAGTTCTCCTGCGTTAGTGGTGAAGAATACCGGAAATGTAGGTGTAGGTACATCAAGTCCTACTAGAAAATTTCAAGTTGAGTCATCCAGTAATCAAATCAAGCTGACTGACACCGGCCAAAGCGGATCTAGTAATCGACACGCTATATTTAATTTTAGTGATTCAAGCGACAATTCATTGGATATTCTTACAGCTTATACTGGGGGGACGGCTAACAAAATAACATTATCGCCAGCCGGTTCGGTAGCAATGACTTTGCTGCAAGGAGGTAAGGTTGGTATAGGAGTTGATGTTCCCACACAAACGCTTCATGTCGATGGTAATTTACGTTTAACAGGCGCGATATACGATACAAATAATTCTGCCGGTACCAACGGTCAAATTTTAATATCTACTGGATCAGCTATAGATTGGAAATCTTTGAGTGAGATAACCGGTGTCGATGGAACTGGTACGGCAAACTATATTCCTAAATGGAGTGATACAGACACTATTGGAAATTCTATTATATATGACGATGGAACAAAAGTTGGTATAGGTAGTGCTTCACCATCATATAGACTGGATGTACAGGATTCTTCAGATGCGACTTTCAGATTACAGGCGGGATCAACATCAGACGCTACAATACGGTTAGATCAAGATGGTACCCAACAAGCCACTATTGGTTATGATCATAGCAGTTCTTTATTAAAGTTAAATAATAATAGTAATTTCGGAGGAACCGACCATTTAGTAATCAACTCGGACGGCAATATCGGCTTGGGTACAACAACCCCAAGTGTTCAGTTACAAACAACCGGTGACGTTATAGTCGGAGGAAACCTTACTGTTTCCGGAACTACATTTACCGTCGATACGTCCAACGTTCTTGTCGAGGATCCAGTTCTCTTGCTCGCCAAGAATCAAACAGGCGGAGCAGCCTTGGATGCTGGGTTCATTGTTGAACGTGGCTCCGACCAAAACGTTGGTTTCATTTGGGATGAATCCTCGGATCATTTTACATTCATCAACACGAACGAAATCGCGGATGATAACGACATTACTATAGCCAGCTATGCAAATATAAAAGCCGCAAACGCTATAGTGGCAGACCTGACTTCCTCTAATGGTTATTTTGATTGGACGCGGAATTCAACTGGAGTAGCTGCCAAGATAACTCAATCCGGGACAGGAGACATTTTAAACTTATTTGACGGAGCTTCTAATATTCTTTCTGTCTTGGATGGCGGTAATATAAAAGCAACTGGAAATTTTGGTATAGGTACGGACCCAAGCTTAATTAAAAGCATAAACATTTTAAGGTCTGGTGGCTCTAATATAACAACGGATTCCTATGGGCTTCATATTTCTAATACCCAAATAAGTGTTGCAGCTAATTTAGATAAATATGGAATTAGGGTAGATAGCTCTGGAAACACTTGGTCTGGGAGTAGTTCGAATTCTTACGGAATATACGTGAACAGTTCGACAGGATCGGCAACTACAAATTATGGACTCTATGTGTCCGTTGCTGGAGGATGGGTTAATAACGATATTGGTTTATACGTGACTGGTGAAGATAGAAACTATTTTTCCGGTAACGTCGGAATAGGAACAACTGCGCCGACATACAAACTTCAAGTAGTTGGAACTAGTCATTTTAGCAGCAAGCTAATAGCGGCTGGTAGCGTTGGTATAGGAGTAACTAATCCTTCAGTTTCTCTTGAAGTTGTAGGAACAGATGCAATTAGAGTTCCCGTAGGTACCGACGCACAAAGACCAACACCGGCGGATGGTATGGTCCGTTTGAATACCGACAGTAATCAGTTTGAGGGTTATAGCAGTAGCAATTGGCAGGGTCTAGGAGGCGTTATAGACGTAGACCAAGATACCTACGTTAGTACAGAAAAAACCACCGATGACGATACTTTGTTTTTCTATACGTCTGGAATAGAAAGGGCAAAGATTGATAAATCGGGAAATACTTTTGTTGCCGGAGACCTAACTATTTCAGGAAGCCTTGCGGTAAGCGGGGACTTTACATTAGGAGACACAACAACCGACAGGATAACTACGAGAGGCGATCTTTATGTCGAAGATGACGCTTTCTTCGCTGATGCTGTTGAAATAACCGGAAGTTTAACTGTAGATGGTACAGCTTCCGCAGCTACCCCGACTCAAAACGGACACCTAACTACAAAGCTTTATGTAGACTCTGCTGATAATACGCTAACTACTAATTTAGCGACTTCAGGAACTACCCTACAAAATCAGATCACTAGTAACGATTCCGACATAACGGCGTTAAATACCGCGACTGGAAGCCTGCAGACTCAAGTTACGAGCAACGACTCTGACATCTCTACGTTAACCACGAATCTCGCTGCAACCGGTAGCAACCTGCAGACTCAAATTACTAGTAACGACGGCGACGTATCAGCTTTACAGACGGCTACTGGAAGCTTGCAAACGCAGGTCTCTAGTAACGATACCGATATTGCGACTATCAATACTAACATTACCAGTCTTAGTGGCGATGCCGTTTTGTTAGCCGGAAATCAAACTATAGCGGGCGATAAAACTTTTTCAGATGACGTAACGATATTGGGTGATCTAGCTGTAAGCGGCGACTTCACTCTAGGAGATGCAACGACCGACAGGATAACCACCAGAGGTGATCTCTATGTTGAAGACGACGCGGTATTTAGTGATACCATAAGTGTTACCGGTGTTGCGCATTTTGCTGCAAACGTTGGCATCGGTACAGCTTCTCCTTCTGTGGCTTTGGATATTTCAACTACCGACGCCATTAAGATTCCGGTCGGTACAACAGCCCAAAGACCAGCGACTGTTGATGGTTTGATGCGCCTCAATACCACCACTAATCAATTTGAAGGATATCAAAATAGCAACTGGCAGGGACTTGGTGGAGTAATCGATGTCGATCAGGATACTTACGTCAGCACAGAGAAGACTTCTGATGATGATACATTATTCTTTTATACTGCGGGTTCAGAAAGAGCGCGTTTAACGTCAGCAGGTCTCTTCGGCATTGGAACTACTAGTCCTAATCAAAAATTAGATGTAAATGGAGCTGTCGTAATATCGCCTAATACTGATGGCAAAGACACTCACCATTTTACGACCAATGCGTCTAATGATGGTCGTTACCTAATCAAATCTAACACGACAACTAAAGTTGATATACAAGCAAATGGAAGTTCATACTTTACTGGAGGAAACGTCGGCATCGGGACCGCTACACCGTATTCACAATTAACTGTTGGATCAAGTAGTTCGGATGGACGCTTACAGATATTGGGTGACGCAAATCCTTCTAGTGGAGATGGTCTTGAGATAGGTAGCAATGCTACAGATGGTACTATTGTTTCTTACGATAGAACAAACAGTCATTACAAAGGATTTAGATTTAACGCATCAGATTTTAGAGTTGATATTAGTGGTACAGAAAAGTTTAGAGTTCATAGTGACGGCAAAGTTGGTATCGGGACTGCTGCACCAGATAGTCCGCTACATATAAAAACTACAACAGCAAATACTCACCTCAATATAGAAAATGATACAAAGCCGTGGATCATTGGAGTACGAGACGATGCTACAGATGGTCTAGTTTTCAGACAAGCCAGCACGAATCATGTAACAATAAGACATACAACTGGCAGTGTCGGCATCGGGACCGTTACACCAGCAGAGAAACTTGAGATTAGCGGCGGCAATATAAGACTAACTGATGCTAACTCCATTCAATGGGGAAGCGCAAATAATAGAATACTTGGTAATGACATAGCAGACTTCATGCGGTTTGATGTGAATGGTGCTGAAAGAGTACGTATCATCTCTAGCGGCAGTGTTGGGATAGGAACAGCAACTCCAACCGCTCAACTACAAACAACTGGCGATGTTATAGTCGGAGGCAATCTTACTGTTTCTGGAACAACATTTACAGTCGATACATCAAATGTCCTTGTGGAAGATCCGGTTCTCTTGCTTGCCAAGAATCAAACGGGTGGAGCAGCTTTAGACGCAGGATTCCTCATTGAGCGCGGCACTGATACAAATGTTGGATTTATTTGGGATGAGTCTGCTGATCAATTTGCAGTAATCAATACAACTGAAATAGCCGACGACAATGATATAACTATAGCGAGTTATGCGGCTTTTAAGGCTGGAATTACAACATTGACGGGAGCGCTGACGGCTACGAGCGCTACCTTTAGTGGAGAAGTAGATATTGCTGACGGACAATTTTTAGATTTTGGTAATGGCGGGTTAAAGATACGAACCAACGCTAATAATGCTTACATTACAGAAGGTACTTCTGGCAAACTAGCTATACAGGGCCAGAATATAGAGTTATCCGACGCTTCTGGAACTGATACTTTTGCCTATTTCGCCAAAGATGGTGCAGCAACACTTTATTATGACAACGCAGCCAAACTAGCCACAGATACGGCTGGAGTTAGTGTGACAGGCAACATTTACACGGATGGTAATGTTAATTTAACAGCGGATAATAAAAAAATAAGGATCGGGGCGGGCGAAGACCTTCAGCTTTACCATGATGGTTCTAATAGCTATATTGATGAAACAGGTACTGGTAATCTTAGAATAAGGGCAAACGATCAAGTAAAGATTCAGAAATATACTGGTGAGAACATGTTTGTTGGCATAGCAGACGGTGCAGCATCAATGTATTACGACAACGCTCAGAAAATAGCCACAACCTCTACCGGGGTTATCGTAACAGGTGGCGCTACGTTTAGTGGTGACATAACCCGTAGCTCTGGCACATTAAACATTAACGGATCAAGCCTAGCTTTAAATAATGCCGCAGCAACTAAAACATATCTGCTTGGAACAGATGGTGGATCGGTTCAGATACGGCATAATGACAGCACTAAATTTGAAACAACTTCAACCGGCGTAACGATAACAGGTACAGCCGTAGCAACATCATTTACTGGAGCGCTAACTACCGCAGCACAACCAGCTATTACAAGTGTTGGAACTCTCACGACACTTACTGTTGATGATATTACTATTAATGGTTCTACTATATCTGATGGTGGTGATTTAACGCTAGATGTAGCAGGAGATATTTTATTAGACGCTGGTGGTGCAGATATACGGTTCCTAGATGATGGAGCAGATTATTTTAAATTTACTAAGGAGGGTAATAACTCAGTAATTAAATCTCAAGTATCAGATGGAGATCTTATACTCCGAGGCAGTGATAACGGTGTTGCTACAGATGCTCTTACTTTTAATATGTCAGAGTTGGGCGAGGCTACATTTAATAGTGACGTATTTCTTAAAGATAATAAAAATGTACGGTGGGGAGATGGTCAAGATTTTAGAATCTCCTTTGATGGTGCTAATGCCGTTATTTATAACGCTGCTGCTAACTCAGACATTATTTTCAAGGGGAACAATGGTTCTCTATTTACTGCTCTTACTCTTGATATGTCAGATGCAGGTACTGCTATTTTTAATCACGATATAGTACTTGGAGATAGCGGTGAGATTCAGTTTGGTGCAGGGGCGGACCTTAAAATTTACCATGATGGAAGTGATTCTTATATAAAAGATACAGGAACAGGAAGTTTATTTAT